CTCTTTTATACCAAATACTAATTGTATATTTTTTGTTGTCTGTAACAGAGCCTACTTGCGTCCTACTTAAATAAGCAGACGCAGAACTACGAAACCTCAGACTATCGTTAATTGTATAGTCATCATCACCAGAAGCACCAAAGCCTACGGGAACTAAACTCATGCAAAGCTCCTGCTTACTGCAATATAAGCATTTGTTCCGTTATCGAAGTAACTGAGTGTGTAAACACCAGCAGTTGAGATAGCTGTTAAGTCAGCAGCGTTGATCTTAGTGTTTGCGTGTGCAGCAATAGCGTGACCACCAGAGTTGTCTAACAAAATAAAACCACTTTGTCCTGCTGTGTGATTGGTAAAGGTTAATGTGCCACCACCAGTGGGTGTGCAGCTAAAGTTGTTTGTGACGTTCAGGTCAAAAGAAAGATCGTTATCAGCAGTGACTGTACCTCTGAATGAAGCAGTCAGTGTGTCTGCTACGTCAGCTTTTAGAATATCCGCGTCAAACGCCTCTACGTTGGTTCCAATAACCAAACCAAGGTTTGTCCTAGCGTCTGCTGCGCTCGAAGCTCCTGTGCCACCCTGAGCCACTGCTAGATCAGTTGTAAGGGTTAATGCTCCTGTGATTGAAACTCCAGAGGTGGATGTGGCGAGTTTTGCTGAGTTATCATAATATAAAGTCACTGCGCCATCTGCAGCGGCAACAATCATAGACTCTGTGCCAGCACCTTTTGTTAAATTTATGCTGGTGCCATTCGTCCCTATTATAAGATTCCCAGTTCCTGCCTCATTCACATAACTGTTGCTACCATCGTGGTAAATTTGCAAATCATCAGCTGCACCGAAATTCGCTTTGACACCGTCGTTAAAATCCAAATCTCCAGTCATGGTGCCGCCTGTGGTGCTCAAAAGAGCAACTTCCACAACCGCAGCTCCTGAGCCTGCGCCATCTGCGTAAACTAGTTTTGTTCCACCAGTTAAAATTGTTACATTTGCACCTGAACCTTGAGAAATAGCAATAGACTGGCTGCCACCTGTTGCATTTTCTATAATCCAAACTTTGTTAACTGTATTTGGACCCAAAGTTACAGTTCTTGTCTGGGTTAAATTTGTACTGGAGGTGATTTTTAGATAAAGAGCACGAACGCCATCAGAAGTGGCATCAGCCATCGTTATAGTTGTGTCAGCATCAGCCATGGCTTCTGTGCCATAACCCAATGCTTCACCAATCAACTCTAAATTGCTGTTGGTTATGTTGCCCCAAGTCCCGGACTTTTCTCCGGTGGCCATCTCCTCCAGTCGGAGGTTGTTGACATATGAACTAGCCATTTACTAATTCTCCTTTAAGCTATTCGTATTATAGCGTTTGCACCAGCAGCAGGAAACACAATTCTAAAAGTCCCTGAAGAAACTGTGAAATCTCCTCCAAAGTCTAAAACAGCAATTGATTTGTCTCCTGTTGTTGTATCGTTGTAAATTAATGCACCACGAGCTGTGAAAGATGCCGAAGTCCACTCCGGATCGTCAAAATCAACATAAGCAGTTGTGCCACTCACCCCGACTGTAGAATTTGCAAGCGCAACACCACCTGTGGTATAACCACCTCCGCTTGCAACTTCATTTGAAGTTGTGTAGGCTGTTGTTGTTGCATTAAGCGTTGCTGAAGAAGTATAAAGTGCTATTTTTATCGTATCAGCATCCATGTCCATTTCTTTATCCAACAAATCTTCTTTGAAACTAGTGCACATTGCTTGGGCGATTGCCATTTTTAAATGCCTCCATTGTATTCTGAAATATAATTTCTGTTCATCTCTTGCTGGAACAACTGAACAGCCTCATCAAACTGAGCTTTGTACAAGTTTAACGTCTCTGCTGCTTTAAGAAAAGCAGAAGTTTCCATTAAACAGGCTGGAAGCAGGACTGCCTCTGCATTATCACCAATCCAGTTGTTAGCGTTGGCTGAAGAAAGCCCAGTTTCTGGAGCTATATAATCAACTTCATAAGCAAAAGTTGCATTAGGAGTTGGAGCCACTGTTAAAATTATCCCACTTGTCGTGGCTTTATCTGTGGAATAAATCCTAGGAATTCCTGTTGTAGCAGAATTCGGTGAATAATCTTTTAAATAAGAGTCAATTCTGTGATCCAAATAGACCACATCATTGTTATTGGTTATTTGTAGCTGCCTTATCATCCTAGCACCAGGAACTGTGTACTCTGAAGTTCCAATAACCATGTTGGCTGTGGATGAAGTTCTGTAACAAGGAAGATTCGGAAGCCTTTGGAATATCATTGCTTCAGCTTGATCTATGATTTGATCTATCGATGCACTCAACTCAGAGGAGTTGTCTTCCATAAAATTTTGTATGTTTGTTACTAAAGTTGTGTAATTCATTTATTCACCCCAAACCCCTGTTGACCAAGCATCCTCACCCCAAGCCTCATTAACCTCTAAACTTTCAGTTCCTATTTGTCCTGTTGCAGCAAGTCCTGTCTCAAAAATCACAAGCTCTGAAATTTCATTACCAACTGCGCCAACCCCACCAACCCCACCAAAGCCTGACACAGAAATTTGTATATTCCCATCGCCTTCTTCTGTGACTGGAGCGACCTCTCCAGTGCCTGCAACCCCTGACTCAACAATCCCAGCTTCAAGGCTCTCTGTGCCGATTTGACCTGTTGCAGCAACACCTGTTGCAATGATCCCAGCTTCAACAATTTCTGCGCCTATCTGTCCAGTGCCTGCAACCCCAGCTTCAACAATCCCAGCTTCAACAGTTTCTGTGCCGACTGCCCCAGTGCCTGCAACTCCTGAAGATATTACATCAAGAGTTATAAATAAGGTGACTGATCCGAGTTGACCTGTTCCTGCAACCCCAGTTGCATTCTCTACATCATCAATAGCAGCTAACACAAAACCAACAAAACCAAAACTAGGAACTCCAACAGGAGGTCTTTGTTGTATTGGTATAAATGGGTCAAAAGAATAACCTATCGGGACTACTACATTCTCAGGATCTGTGTCTGGGCGTGGTTTAAAAAGTGCAGTTGCATCTATTACATTTTTTGCTGGCGTAAGCTGTGGGTGTTTTGGGTCAAAATCCTCTGGCTCAACTCTGAAACCTTCCCAAGTTGTTTTCAGCTCTTTATAAGGTATTTTGAAGCCTGATATATCACCTATCGCTACAGACTTTTTTCCTTTTGCTTTGCGCGCAGCTGCTGCCATTTTAGTATAAATTCATCCCTGTGGGTCGAACTCTTAATGTAACACCATCATTGTCTGTTTCTGATGCATAACTGAATGCTTGCTCGTATGATTGAGCGAGAATGGTGAATCTCTCTGGTTGATATTTTAATGCAAGTTTGCTGGCTAAACCTGCGCAAATGCAATCTGACCACCTGTATGGTATGTCTGCATCTTGCGCTAATTTAGTTACATCTTCCAACTGATTTATTGACCAATAAACAAAGCTGTAACTGTCATTGTTAGGAACTTGCCAAACGTACATGATAGGTGTGTATTGCTTATTAAGCATATATTGAGTTGGCTTGCCTGAAGAGCTTTTGTCTGGTAACTGATTGTAATCAGCCATGCTAACTCTTTCTACGACAGTATCTGTTGTTGTTGCACCAACAGTCTCTCGGACAACAACATCAATTAAATCTATGGTTCCAACTGGTAGTGTGTACTCGGTTTGGCCATTGACAAGGGTAACTGTGCCTGTCTGAACAGCCCAATAATTTATGCCTCTGTTAGCCCATTCGCTGAACAAAAGATTAAGACTTCTCCGAGCAGCAATTGCTTGATAGCCTGTAAGAGACTGAGCATCCATGCCGCATCGTTCAAAAGCCTCTGCTATAATTTCTTCAATATCTGGCCTAAAAGCGACTGTGTTTGACGTTGCCATAAAATCTCCTAAGAGAAAGAAAGAGCGACCTTGCCGCTCAGTCTTTTAATACTCTTTTACAACCCTTAACACGACCTGATAAGAATCTCCGACAGCATTTGCGCCAGCTGTTGAGAATGCTACATCTCCTGTTGGGTTTGTGCCATAAGACTTAGTTGAAGGTAAACCGCCAAATTTGCTGAAATCATGGTATCCAATGTCATCATCACCAATATTCATCATTATGATGTCAGTGTCAGCATCAGCAAGTATTCTAACAGTCATGCTTTTTATAACCCACCAACCCTCAATGATTCTGACTCCAACACAAGGCTCGCCATCTGAGCTTGGTGAAAGAGCAGAAACATCAATTTTGGTGACTGCGCTCTCATCCCCAGTATCAACAAACTGATACTGAAAAGCGAACACAGCCTCCCGAGGATTGTCGGCTATCGTAGTTGTGCTTACGATGTCAGCCATTTAAACTCTCCTTATGAGCTACTACCATCAGTTCCGAATGATGGGTCGTATACATGGTAATGCACTCGGAAATTAAGACTTCCGCCAGTTGCTGCTGAAGCACCTACACCACCAGTGATTTTTACTGGATAGCTGGTACTCATCACGAAACCAAATTCGTCACCGACTGTGGCAGTTGCAAAATTAAATACTGTATGCCCTGCATCAGCGTCACCATTATCAATGATTCCATCAGCATCTGATGCTGGAGAGTCGCTTTTGACTTCAATCCAACCCAGATCAAATGTAGGATTTGTGCCACCTGTGGCATCAGCCTCAGCTTCAATATTAGTTATTATCGCGTTTTTAGGAAGTATTAGTGCAAGCGCAGAGTTTCCTGTTGCAGCTGATCCTCTTCGGAGAACTGTTGTGGTTGCTGCTGTTGGGTCTGCCATATGTGCTTCGGCAACAAGACTTACTGCTCCTGCTACTTCTGGATTGCTGGTCTGTTGAGCTTTTCCTACTCTTACTGGACCTGAGAAAGTTGTTCTAGCCATGATATTTTCCTGTCTTTTTTAATGCCTGCCTAAGCAGTCAGGATTTAAGAATGGGGAGAGCAAAGCCCTCCCCCTAACACTTATGGATTAAGCTCCTTCGGAACCGAAAATTCCACGCCAATCAGTAAACCCGAACGAATATCGCTCGCGCACTTTATAGCGTACATTTCCTGTTTCAAAATCACCTTCCATGCCTTTTTTAAGAGCTGATCTTTGGAAGTGCTTAAGACCATCAGGGACATCCGTCATAATGAAGAATGCATCTGAATCAGTCAAACGACGCATAACGTGATAGCCCTTTGGCAAGTAACCACCATTCCGGATCGCGTTAATGTCGTTGTCAGCAGTTCCAGTTCTCAGCTGAGACTCAAGCAGTCGCTCTGCAACAAAGCTGTAGGCAGTTGGGATAACCAACATTTGCCCTTGTGCTGCGATTCTCAAACCACGATCATCTTTCATATCAGCGATTTGAATCAGCATTTGCTCTAGCGAAGTTTCTGAAAGATCAGCTGCGGTTGCTAGTGTGTTTGACTGGTTGCCACCTCGCGTTGGGTGGTTGGTCGCGCACATAGTAACCCCATCACCACCAGTTACACCTGAACCTGCAAAAGCATTGTTCAGAACATTAGCAGCTTTGATTTCCTTTGTGGAAGCCATTGAGCGAGCTAGTGCCTTTGTGTAACGAGAAGCAATAGAACCGTAAAGACCATCTTCTTCAGCCTCTTCAGTGATACTGAAAGCCAAAGCAATAGTATCATGCTGGTAACGTGCAGTCCATTGCTGAGATGCCGCGTCATAAGACACTGCTGCACCTTCAGCTTTAACTGGCGCGTTTCCAAAACCTTCCAACAGAACATCTTCCTCAAATGCTTTCTGAGAAGAGTTTGTTGAGAAGACTGGAGACCACTCAGGTGGGTACTGGTCATACTCTAAGCCAAAGAGAGTGTTAAGTCCTGGCTCGAGCATTTTTGCAAATTGAGCTCTATTCATTGCCATTGTTTAAATCCTCCTTAGATTCCAGCAGTCTGTTTCAAGAGATGCTCATTAATGAGCACTTCCATAACAGCATGTTCAGCAAACGAGTTTTCAGGCGAGTCATAAATCGCGAGAATTTTAGTTTGAGCTGTTCCAGCTGCCATGGTTCCTGAAATTTCAAAACCAGACGATCCTGTTGTTGTTGAGCCTGCACCAGCTACGATATCAGCGCAATTACCGATATTTGTTTGGGCAGGAGTTCCAGCGGATTGAACCTTGAAAACGATATACGGATCATCATACACATAAGCGATGACGTCTGTTGCTACCGTTCCTGTTGGCCAGTATTCACTGTATATATAAGAGCCATCATTTGCAGTGTATGAACATCCTCCAAATACACCAAGAATATTTACTTCAGTGGCTGCTGCAGGTTGAAGAGTTCCATCGGCAGCTAAAATAACAGCGTCACCAGTGAAAATATTCTCTGCGAGTCCAGAAGTAATAGTGTATTTATTTGAACGAGGTGCATAACCGCTCATGTGGCGAAGTGGGACGAACCCAAAGGCTGCATCTGCATTTGCCATTTTTCGCTACTCCTTAAAAAAATTATCAGTTAATCATCAGTCATGACGGAAACATCCCGACCACGACTAGTTGTTGATTCCCTGGTCTGTTGAATTGGGATACCCCCAGATCTTGCCATCGCATCAAGTTCCCCAGGAATAGATTGATTTTGCTCTACGTTACGATTATGCATATAATCTTTCATAGATTTAAATCTTTCTTCTGGCATTTCACATAAGATCATGCCTTCAATTCCTACTGAACCTGTCCACTGTCCATGATTGATAGTTGGGTATCTCTTATCTTTCACAGTATCAGCAGGGCGAGGATTCCAGCCTGCGCGCATACGTTTGTACACGTTGTCTGGATTTTCTTTACCTTGAATCGAGGTAGCTATCCACCGTTGGACCATCCCAGTTCTGGGCTCGGGTGCGTCTAACAATGATGGTGGTTTCCATGCTGCGTCTGGCCTAGCCTCTTCAGCACGTTTGTTGGAACGAGTCTCTTCTGCACGCACATTTCTTTTTTCAGTCATGTTTAACTCCTATTTTGCCGACGAACTTCTTCGGCATATAATCTAAGGCTTTTCTCGTCTTGAATACCAAGTTCCCTTGCCATTTTCAACTGATCTTGTGACATTTTGACTCTGTTCCCCTTATAGACCCCAGATCCGCCAGCAGTTGGGGCGACAGGTGCTCTGCTTTTTAATCTAGTTTTCTTAGGTTCTTCTACTCCTGATTTTAACTCGGGAAAGATTTTTTGTAAACGATTATCAAGAGTTTCGTAATAATCTTCTGACTCTTTGTCATATCCTTCCAAATCTAACTGGGCATCTATGCTCCTAGCGAGCTGAGTTTCCCTTTCATACCCAGAGGCTTTGAACCAGGGATTTTTCTCCCACCAATCCATGGCTTTCTCTGGCGCTTGAACTTGTTGCTGAGCGTTAGTTGCAGCTGCAGAGGCTTGCTGTTGCTGTTGCTGGCGTTGCGTTTTTTGAAGCTCAGCAATGCGCATAGCAGCTCTCATGTCTGCTATTTGCTCAGTGAACTCAAGTTGCGCTTTTGTATCGCCTTCCTCAACAGATCGCTCAAGAGCTTGTTTGGTTTGATGATAACGTGTGTTAAAATCGTTTTCCGCCCTTTGAGAACTCCCTTGCTCTAAACGTGAAAGTCTGGCTTTTAACTGAGCAACTTGCTCTTGCTGCTCGCGTGTTTGTATCTCTGCCTGCCTCCTTTGCTCAACAAGTTTTTTAATCCTGTTTTGAACTTTTTTGCTGTATTCTTCAGCAACTTCCCCAGGAGATTCTTCTACTTCTTGAGAGGAATCAGAATCATTGCTTATTAATTCTATCTCCAAAGGCTCTTCAGCAGCACCTCCTGCTTTTTGTTTGGCTTCCTGTACTTCATTTTCTAATTCTTGCAAAATATCATCTTGTGACATGGTTGGCGTCCTCCATGGTTTGCGCCTATTCGACGTATGAAGTTATCATGGCATTGTCTGGAAGGATTGACGTTACTTCGTCATCATTCAGCAACAACATCTTAACTCCGTTAATTACGAGCTTCTGTCCAGCGTATTTGCCGTAGGTTACTCGTTTCCCGACACTTGGCCATGAGCCTTTCCAAGCCCGACCTGAGTCGCGATCTCTGTAAGCCAAATCACCCATAGACAAAATATGACCGTGGGCTATGAGATATTGCTCATTGTCCTGACTTATGGACGCAAGCAAAATTCCACCTTTGGATTTTGTTTTGGCTTCGTTTGGTTTGACTAAAACTTTCCAACCCATTGGCCTTGGATAATCCTCTGGGCTTAACTCTTTTGTTTCTTCTTCATGTTGATGAGACATGTTATTCATCCTTTTCGTCTAGTTGCTTTAAAGTTGCATCGATTAGCTCACAGGCTGTTTCCAACCCCTCAGCAAAACCGACGTTTCGAGAATACGATTGAAAATCGCTCATACGACCTTCAACCATATTATTCGCTACTGCTGTCTTCTCTTTTTTGAGATTGGCTTTGATCAGGTGAAGCAGATCCGTCACTGTCATTTTCTTTTAACCCCGATTCAGCTTTAATTGAAACACCTTTTACAAAAACACTAACAACATTTTGTTCTTCCCAAGTGATTTTTTTAGAATCCTCTTTGCTTTGCATTAAACTTTCTTCCTTTTTGCTCCGTAACTTTCTTTTCTACGAGAGGCATAGGTTTGCTTTTTGTTTTTTTCTTTTCCGTTTTTAACTCCTAAAGATTCATCTTTTTTATCTTTAGTTTTTTGTTTTTTCACTTTTGCATCTCCTTTTGACATTAATGAAGAAAAAGAACTACGATTAATCATGGTGTGATGGTGGTTTGCTGATCAATATATCGCTCAACAGCTGGCAACGCACCAGCCACCGGAGCAGCTCCGTAAACAATTTTTAAAAGATCCCCAAGAGTTCCTATTTTCTCAGGAGGAGGGGCATCATAATTCATTCTGCCAATATCATTATAAACAGGAGTGTCTGGCGGCAAATCTCTAAGATTAACCTCATCTGCGCTTCTGTTTTGTATCTCTGTTAAATATGGCTGGTCTCCACGACCTAAATTTTCAAGAGCTCTTGAAGTGTGACGACCTTCATGATTAATCACTCGTAAAGATCCGTCTGGAGCGACCTCAACCATCATTCTTGGTATTTGATTGAGACCTTGGTATTGTTTTCTTACAAAATCTTTGTATGACTCACCTCCACTGTCTTCAAAAATGTGAGTTCCTTTCGGGACTTGTTTGTTCTTGAAAAGTTCTTCGAGGTATTTTATTTTATTAAGACTTGTTGCTGCTTCTTCGTCCACCATATCAGGATCCATATCAGGATACATTCTTTTCAGCTCTTCAGGATTGTCTGAGTACAAAGGTGGATTGAGTGCTTTGTGTGTTTTGGGAGTGACCATCGCCATGTGAGATTGTTGGATGCCGTCTAGAAATTCATCTTTTTTAGACTCCATAACTAGCTGTTGAATACTGACGGGATCATAAAAATTAGTGCTCCGCATAACGTCTTGTGGAGATTCTTTTAAAAGTGCATTAATCTGCTCGCCCATTTCCTCAACCTGATAGTCCAGGTCTTCGGGGTCTGGTCTAAAGTTCTTGCTAAGATCCAGATCTTCATCTAGTCTTAATTGATTTGTTTCGAAATTTTTAGTTTGTTTCGTCAGCAGTCGCTCTATGTACTCTACGACTTCTTTGCCTAATTTTCCAATAGCAGCCATTAGAACTCTTTCCTTATCCTAGCCATGATGTTGTAATCATCAGTTTCTGGTTGGTACGCTCCGCTTATATTAACTCCGCTCGGCAAATTAACAAAGGCATCATAACTATTAACCATACCACTCGGACCATAAGTCACAGACTCTGGCGCACCGAAACTTTGCAGTTGCCTCGGGAAACTTTGCTTGCCTCTGTAATAACTCCCGGAAACTCCTCCTCCGAAAGAAACCCCACTTGGCGATTTCTGGATCCTTCCATCAATGATAGCGTTTTCAAGAGGAGCAATAACTCCTCCCAGTCTACCACCACCTTGCGTTTCTTTTTGGTCAATGTAAGTCATTCCATCCTCAAGCCTGACAGGAATTCTTGTCGCTCCAGATCCACCACTTCCATCTACCTGAGGTATGAATCGTAATGAACCGAACTCGTAAGAAGGTTGCTCGTACTCTTTGTAAAATCTTTGATCAATGGCTGCTTTGCCGAATTGCTCACTAACGATTTCAGACTTAACGCCCAAAGAAATTAAAAATTCAAATAAATTTTCATTCATACTTGTCCTTACAAACCGAGAAACGCTCCTGCTTCTGTAAAGAAAATGTCTTCTTCATCAGTTGCGTGTTTTCTTTCAGGATTCCAGACGTAATCCCTAATATTTTGCTTTGACTGTTCCTTAACTGATTTTGGAATCCATGCGCTGTCATCGCGTATGAATCCCATCCACTCGGCAAGATCTCGTGCACTATCAGCCGTATCAAGAGATCCAAGTAAAGCACCCCTAGCCATAGACTTGCCGAACTCGGCAATAGTCGGTAAAAATGGTCTTCTATCGCCAGTATCCACCTGCGATAGATCCACGCCACCCAATAGGTCTCCCTGATAATTTTCAACAGATGTCTGGGATTTAGCCTTCGCACCCAAAGACAAAAGGAAATTAATAAGATCATCATTCATACATGACCTCCTGATAACTCTCTAATTAATATGTCGAGGGTTTCTTTAAAGCCCTTGTCGAGTTCTTTCGCTGCCATGGCGAATTGCCTAGGACTCAGATCCTCGGTTTTTAAGCCTCTGCGCTCCAGAAAACTCTTTGCTGCTCGGATCTCTGCGTTTGCTACTTTTTTAATCGAGGCTTTGGCCATTATAACTTGCCTAATGATGAGATTAATTAATCAATTAATTGGTATGTTAATTCTTTTAATTCTGGGTCGTCTTTTAATTCTGGGTAAATTTTCAATATTTTATTTTTTAAAAGTGGAGCTTTTACGTCATTTTTTATTAAGGCATCGACATCCAAAGATCGCAAGTCTGTATGTTCAAAAGTATCGTCCACATACCTTTGCAGACCATTAGCGATAACAGAGCTATCATCAGTAACTTCATAAAATTCGTCTAAAAATTCGTCTAAATTTTTAAATCCTGAAAGCTCAGGAATTAAATCAGACTCCCTAATGAAATCAATAAACTCACCATCACTATCAAAATTTTGTCTGATTCTATCGCCAACATAATAATTCTCTGTGCCGCCTTGGAATTTATTATTTATACCAGAGATAATTTTATCAAACTTACCTTCTGAAAATAATTTTCTTAAAGTTTTTGTCGCCAAAACAGCTCCACCCAAAGCAGCAAGTCCTCCCAATGGAGCAGCTGCTCCTTTTTTAATAAAATTTCTTTTGGAAACATCTACTTCAGCATCTGAAGGAAGTCCTCCTAGTTTTTTGTTTAAATATTTTGCAACTTTCTCGACAATTTTTAAAGCAGCCATTATTTTTTCACCTCATTAAATGCTGATGCAACAGGAAGACTCACAGGATGCTGGAAACAAGCCTCCGAGTTGCCTTGCCCTGCTTCTGTTAAAAAAGTAGTAGATGCTGGGACTTGACCCATTGGGCATTTGCAAATAGCAATATTGTTTGGACCTATTTCACAGTTAAAACTAAAACAATTACTTGCATTATAACCTTGATTAAGGCTCGAATCACATTCTTGAACAACCGTTTTCATGTTGCGCGGCAATTTGCTAAAATTACTTGCATCCTGTGGGTAATATTTTTTTGGAGCAAACAAACTCCAAACATGCTCATCGTCTGTTGGGTTGCAAGACCCTTGCATGTTGCCCATTGTGGTGTCTGCGATTGCTTTGCCGTTCAGGATTGGGCATTTGCAAACGACTTCAGGATAAGTCTGGCCATCATTTGTTTTTATTGTTTTACCTGTTGGTTGGCAAGTGGAAGCTGCACACAACGCATAGTCGCCTTCGCAGGAGGTTAACTCTGCACTAGCAGAAGAACTGTATAAAGCTGAAAAAACAAAACCAATCAGGATAAATTTATTCAAGCCATTTTTAATTTTTGGTTTGCTGGTAAATTCAAGTTTTTGCATTTTTCTTCACCTTCTTTCCTCCTGTGTATCCGGAAGCATAAGCTGCATTTGCTTGTCGCCCCGCAAGGGCACGAGTTTTGTATACTTTCCCTCTTTCGCCCCACTTGTATCCTCCCTTAACTTTCCGGACTGGCACTAATAATTACTTTCCATCTTTGGACCACCATGCCCAAGCACCTCGTCCATAATTGAACTCATGTCGCCACCTTTGAGCTTTATGACTTTGACTTTGATGTCGCTGTCTTCTTGCATCTCGTCTTCTGACTCTTCACCAACTCCGTACTCCATCTGATGACAGATCAGCAAGAAATTAACAAGTTGTTCTTCAGTCATGTCCAAACCTGCAGAGTCGTGGGCAAAGCCCATCTTCTCAACAAAAAGTTCTGCGTTTTGCTCCATGTTGTCTACGTTCATTTCCATTTTATATCCTTCATTGTATATTTAGTTAGTTCTTGACCTTCTCATTGCTTCAAGTTCTGCGTTTGAAATTTGACCTTGACCTTGTTGCTGGGCAACTCTTGACCTTCTCATTGCTTCAAGCTCTGGATTTGAAACTGCACCTTGTTGCTGTTGAGGCAGACCTTGGCTTGCTTCTGCTCTTCTCATTGCTTCAAGCTCTGGGTTTGAAACTGCACCTTGGCTTGCTCTTAAATTCTGCATGTAATTCTGCATAGCCCCATCACCACCTTCACGCAACCCAGCTCTTATCTCTTCAACTTTCTTCGTCAAGTAATCCATCATCATTTGCTCATCCATTGGAGTTTGTGCTCCTTGTGCCATTTGCATCTCTGCTTGGCCAAGTGCTCCTTGGGTTGCGCCACTGAAAGAGGAAGGATCAACAGGGGCTTGCATCCTTGTAACTCTCTCTATCATCTCATCAACTGTTTCTGCCATTTTCTATCTCCTGTTGAATTTTAATCATGTTTTTCTCTCGCTCTATATTAAGATCAGCCTCAAGTTTTGCGATCTTTCCCTGAAGATCAGCCTCAAGTTTTGCCTGTTGGATCTGTATGTTTTGTGCAGCTTTTGCTTGGTCAATTTGCATGTCTGACTGGGCTTTTGCTTGGTTGGTTTGGATTTCAGCTTGAGTTTTGGCTTGAAGTGCCTGA